TCGGTACGCCGAATGTGGCGGCGAGGCTTTGCGGCGCACCGGTCGTGATGTATTGATCCTCCGCGAGCGCCGGGGCGGCCGTGTCGGTGCCCGCGAGCCACACGGCGTTGCGGCTGGTGAAGCCTGAGCCCGCCGTGACCGTGGCAGGGATCGCGCCCGATTGAATATCGGCGCAAAATCCCATCATGTGCACGGGCACGGTCGGCAGGCTGATGAGCCCCGAGTTGATCGAGGTGACGCTGCTGTTGGTCGCGATCGTGAACGCGGAGAAGCCGGCGAAGCTGCCCCAGACGGCACCCACGGGCGAGAAATTCTGCGCATACACGTTGATGATCACGGCGGAGTAGGAGTTGGAAGCGGTGATCGTCGCTGAGCCGCCGATCGCGTTCAAACAGTAGTAAAACGCGAGCGATTGATAGGCCGATGAGTTGTACGCGACTTTGAGGCTCGTGGTCGTCGTCGCGCTGAGCCCTCCCGGCCAGGTGACGACGTTCGAGCCGTTGACAAAGGTCGCGTACACCTGCTGGGTCGCAGAGAGCTGCATCTCGTAGGTGCCGGAGGCGTATGCCCAGTTGCCGGTGAGCAAAATGCTCGACGCCGAGACCGTGCCGCCGGTGGTGTAGCTGCCGCCCGTCGATAAGTTCACCGTCACGGTCCAGGCGCTCGTCACGCCGCCGATCGCGGTCACCTGACCGATATTGCCATCAAGTCCCGTGATACCACCCGCCGCAGTGAAGTAGAGGTATTGCCCCACCGCAAAGGGGTTACTCGCAGCGGCGCTATTGAAGGTGACTAAGGTCGAGGAGCCCGCCACCGCCGCCGTGATGCTCGCGGCGGTCGGGATCGTGGTCGCGGTGTAGGCGACGAAGGTAAACTGGCTTCCAGCGTACACATAGGTGTTGCCGAGGTTATCGGATACGCTGAGGTCACTCAAATAAATGAGGTTGAGCTGCACCACCACATCGATCCGATCCCCGGTGTTGACGGTAAGCGCAGAATTGCACGCGAGCGAGCTAGAACCGCTTGTCGTCGTGGCAACCGCAAAACCGTTGTAGGTGACGGAGGCCATCAGGTAAAGACCAGCGTCGTGCTAGATCCTGCGGTCCAGTGCGCTTGCGCCGTCCCATTGCCCAGCACTAGCAAATTGGAGCCGTAGACCAAGGGCACATTCACCCCTGCCGTAGTGCCATTCGCGACGCTAAGCCCCGTTTGCAGCACCGTGTTGCCGTTCTGTGAGTTCGCGACCTGCACATTGGTCGTCACGGCGCCCGCTGTGACCGTATTAATCGCAAAGCCATACGTGCCACCGCCGGGATTCGTACAGTTGATGATGAAGCCGACGTAGTAGGCGGCTCCGGTCGGTGAGCCGAATAGATTGCCGCTCGAGGGCATGCCGGGCCATGTGCCGCCATTCGAATCGCAGTAATTGCCGCCCTGGATCGTATAGGGGCCTGCACCGGGCGCGCCCACCACATTGCGATTCCAAGAGATGCCACCCGACACCATGAACTGCTGCAACGCCGCGAGCACCGGCACATTGGTGTTGTCGATCAAATTCGCGTAGGAGTTCGTGAAGTCCAATCCGATCGCATTATTAGTCATCGGGTTCGCGGCGTGCGCCACACCCCCGGTGCTCCAGAAAGTCAGCGTCGAGCCTGCATTCAAGAGCGCGTTCTCGTAGGTCGCGGTGGGCGCCTGCATCCCCGGATCAACCACCGCGAGCGAAAGATTCGTGATTCCCGTGTAGGCGCTATTCGTCCACTCGCCCACATTCGCTTCGTACTCGCCCGCGCTCTGGCCATAATAAAAGGCGACCGCTGAGCGATTCTCGCAACCGCTCGACCACGCCTGCGTCGGTGCGGTCACGGCGGTAGCCGCTTCAATCTGCGCGATCGTCATGGCAGAGGTCAGCGCGGGCGTCGCATAAGGCGCGTTGAACAGCCACTGCACATCGGCGGACGGGGTGCCGCCTAGCGTGCTGATATAGGCATTGAACGGCGCCATCACGGTTTGTGAAGTCTTGGTCTGCCAGGCGAACACGTTTTGAATGCTGGTGCCCCACAGACTGCCCCAGAAAGCGCGCCCCGCATTCGCAATGGCGTGCATCCGGTAAGCCATGTAGAGCCAAGGCTCCGTGTATCCATAGAAAGTCGTCAGGTACTGCACATACATCATGCGATAGGCGTAGTTTCCGGAGTTCCAGATTTCGTTCGCAATCTCTTGTATAAGTTTCGTCCCAGCCGCCCATGAAGGATAAGCATTGCGCGCCGCTTGCCAGAGTGTCCAAAGATCATTGGTGAAACTACCGCAGGCGTAGTTTGAGCCGTCCTCCAAGAACGGCGTATTCATGAACATGCTGGTGTTAGAGGCTATGCACAGCGCAATCTGCCACTCCATGGGCACGCCATCGCCGCCGTAGCTAAAAGTCGCCGAAGTCGCCGCATTGACCAAGGGCTGCGTAAAAGTCGCTGTCCACTGTCCCGAGATATTGGCGATTGTCGCAATCACCCAGCCGATGCCGTTGTTCATGACATTGCCGGAGAGCCCCATGGCCCACGTGCCAGCGCCCAAACTCCAACTGCTGATGACAGCGCTAGTGGCCCCCGCCCCAGGGGTCGCCGTGAACGTCCCGGTTTGATGCCCGGTACCCATCCCTTGAGGCGAGCCGGGATTTATTTGGAAATTGGCAGGACTGGTGCGATTCGAATGCGTGGTGAGTTTGCTGTTCCACCAATTGCCATTGAGCCATTCGGTGCTAATCGAGCCAAACTGCGAATAGTGCTGTGCGGTGGGCGTGAAAATAATCGCGGGGTTGGGCGAGCCGTTACCGAGTACGATCTGCTCAATCACATTCGGATTCCCCGTATAGCCGCCAGGGATGTAGGCATACATGTTTGTAATGCCGCCCGTTGAGCCAGCCCACGTAAAGCCAAAGTCATCCGTGATGTTGTAGAGAGCAAACGTCGTATAGGTGGTTGTGCCGTTGCCATACACAATGTTGCCGATAGAGCACGAATCCGCCGCTGTCACCGTGCCCGTGCCGATATAGCCGCACATGAAGGGCATCGTGAAGGTCAACCCCGCAGTCGAGCCCGCAAGCGTGGTGGTGATAGGAGCGCCGCCGATCGCGGTGAGCGTAAAGCTAGTCGAAGTCGCCGCACTGATCGTGTAGAAGCTCGGGTTTGTGTAGCCGACAATCGGCGTGCCCGTCGCGGTGCCTGAGACCATGATAGTCCAACCGATAGCGGGCAGCGTCGAGGAGGCGCAAGAAAACTCACCGCTGGTGCCGGCGATCGCAACACTTGCGAGGTTAGCATTGAAACAAGACGGCACATTTGTACCGCCGGCCCATAGAATCCAGGTGCCGTCCGCAGTCGGCCAGCCGGAAGCACCGACCGTCGTGTTGGCGGAGGTCGAGCCCCAAGTGCCCTCACGCACCCGATTCGCCATGTAGGGCAGATTCTCATAATCGCTCGCGCCTACGCCGCCCGCAGGGATCAGCACGCCGATGGGGTTGACATACGCGCCCGCGGCGGCCGATACCGTCATCGTGAAGGCGAGCATGAAGGTCGAGCCGATCTGATCTTGGACCTTGATCGTGAAGGTGTACGGGCCGGCCGCAGTCGGCGTGCCGGACAGCACCGGGCCTGTAAGCGTCAACCCGGTCGGCAAGGTGCCTGAGGCGAGCGACCAGGTATAGGGTGGCACACCCCCGATCGCGCCGAAGTCAAACGAATAGGCCACACCCACCTGGCCCGCGGGCAACGGCGAGGTCGAGACGATGGTGAGCGTCTGCAGGGCGTAGGCGGGGATGAGCTGGTAGCGTCGCATGTCAGTTCGTGTAGTACTCGACCCACGCCTCACCCAAGGACCCGACGGCGGCGCCGGTAACGCTGGTGGTCGCGGAGAGAGTGATCTGGTTCGCGTACGTGCCGCTCGTCTGCAAGAGGAAGCCGACCGCGGTACTCGAATTCCCGGCCGGGTTTGAATCCTGGATCCAGGTTTGGGTCACATTCAATGCGGAGGAGGCGCTCGACCCGTAGGCCGTCAAGGTGCCGCCGGTACCGTAGCCCAAGTTGGCGACCCAGGTGTTGCTGCCGCCGCCCGCATTCGCAGTGCGGCTCAAACAGGTGCGCACGATGAGCGCGCCCGGTGGAAGCGTCAACGTCCAGTTAAACGTCGTGGTCGAATCGGGCCACTGCCGATTCAGGGGCTTGAACCAGGCGCGCAGCAACTCCCGGCCGTTTGAGCAAAAGCCCTGATTGCCGCCGTTCAAGTCGAAGTCCAAGGCAGTGCGCGAGGTGCGCGGGGTGGCCGGATTGTAGGCGCCCTGGAAACACTTGCGCGCGGTCGCAGTGCCCCAGATGAGGCCGTCGCTCGAGGCGGCAAGCGTGATCAAGGTCGGCAGAGTCGCGAGTACATTGCAATCAAAGAATTCCAGCGTCCCCGGGTCACCGTACTGATCGCCAGTCGCGTTCCCCGTCATCGAATAGGTATCTGAGGGGTTTTGCGTCAAGCCGCAGCGCACGAAGCGCACCCGCCCGCCCTGCGCAGAGACCATCAGGCGCGAGGTCAAGACGGTGCCGGAAGTGAAGTTAGATTCCCGGAAACACACCACCGGCACCTGCGAGCCCGCTTGCGTGATATTGCAGGTGCCGGTTTGGGTCGATTGCTGCTGCGTCTGGACGCCGTCAATGAGGTAGGTACCGTTAAATCCCCCTAAGCCCGTGCCGCCGTTCAAACTCACGATGTACGCCATCGTCGTCATGGAAGTCGATGCGACCGTGGTGATGGCCGGGTTGTTGACGGTCCAGGTCGCGGTACCTCCGACGCCTCCCGGGGGGCCTGAGAGCTGCGCCGTTATCTCCATGTTCACCGGCACCCCCGCGCCCTGCACGACCATCCCCAATGCGATCGGCGCGATGACGCCGCCGGAGCCGGGAATCGTCCCCGTCAGTGCGCTCGTGGTGAGCACCGTGCCCGACACCGACCCGGTGAAGGCGGTGGAATTCGACATGATGATCGAGCCGCCCCACTGGCGCATCGCCCCGCCGCCGCCGGGCCCGAAGTAATAGATATTGCCCCACCAGGATTCCCAGTCGCAGGAGTGGAACTCGGTGTTGACCATCTGCGGATTGTTGCCGAGGATCACGTTTCCGCCCTCGGTCGCGCGGCAGTGGCGAAATTTCCACGAGTCCCCGCCCGCCGCCCCGTTCGAGGCGAGGAGCGTGTTGAAGGTGTTGAAGTAGCAGCGCTCGAAATCGAAGCCCTGCGACTGGTAGGCGTTGAAGAAATTCACGTTTGCCGGAAAGTCGCCCAAAAAGTACAGGTCCCGGAAACACAAGTTGATGAACGATTGCTCGGTCGTCGTGAAGCGCGAATCCAACGCGGGGTTGAACCACCAGAAAACGTTGGTGCTGCCGCCGGAGACGCAATTGATGCGCGTGCCGCCCATCGCATCGCCATAGACCATGATGCCGCGGCGCACGTTGCCGGTGGGGCCTAAAGGGTTATTCATCACGGGGAGCGTGTTGTTGTTGATCAGGTACTGGCCGCGCGGAATGTAGATGGGCGAGCAGTTGCCAAGCCCCGAGGAGCCGGCTGAATTGACCGTGACCGCCATCGCCGTTTGGAACGCGATGTTGCTCGCCATCACACCTGTCGGGTCCGCCCCATAGCGCAGCACATTACCTTCCGGGTACTGGAAACTCGAGATCGCGGCGGCCGCGTTACCCTCGTTCGCGGTGCGCGGATAGAACACGGCACCGATGATCGATTGAGTGATGATCTGCGTCAGAAGCGCGGCCGTGTTCGGGATCAGAATCTGCCAGGCGGTCCCGTTATAGAGCACGAGCGTCGGGGTGAGCGGCTGCAACTCCCCACCGATGAGCGGCGCGCCCGCCGCGTTGACGATGGCGGTCGGCGTGTTCCCGAGCACACTCAAGGTCGCGGGCCCGGTGTTTGCGATCGCGGGGGTGAATAAAAGCCGTGTGTTGAGCGAGAGCGCGAAGGAGGCCGGGTTCGGCGCGATGGCGGCAACCAGCGCGGCATTGACCACCCCGGTATCGGCGCCGACAAAGAGCGCGTTGCCGTAGAGTTCGGTGAAGTTCGCGTTGACTTTGGAGAAGGGCACTTGGCCCTTATCCCCGGTGCCATCCCCGGGCAGCGTGCCGACGTTGACGACCGCTTGCGTCACTTTACGCCCACGCCACCGTCACGTCTGCGGTGCCTACAATCACCACCGTCAAGCCTTGGGTCAACTGTTTTTGCACGTTGAAGCAGCCGGTGATCGCCCCGTACACCGCCACCACCGGGAAGGATGCGCTCGGGCCATCGTAGACCGTGACCGTGGTTCCGGCGGTGTTGATCTCAACCCCGCCCAGTACGCCGACGTTCCCGGGCGAGCTCGTAGAGCCTTGCGTCGCCCCGATGCCGGCCAGGATGACGGTGGTTCCGGCGCCAGAGAGGTGCGTGTAGTGAAACCCTGTGTTGCCTGGCTGCATGGCTACTTGTCCGTTTTCAAGGGGCCCAAACGCCGCTTGGTGCCGACGGGTAGCGGCATGGCGAGCTCCTGCGCGCGGTCCGGCGCGGGCCCATCGGTCGAGGCAAAGCCGCCATTCGGCTTACAGATGGGCGAGGGGTCGGGCCGGTAATTGGTGACCCCGTAGTCCTGGTTCGTGCGCGTGCCGCCCGGGCACTTTTTCGACAGGTCATCGACGCGCTTCGGCCACGGCATTTCGAACGTGTCAACGCCCAACGGGTCTTGGCGCCGCTCCAGGCTCCCGTACTTGCTGATCATGCGCACCGGGCGCGAGAAGATGTCTTTGGTAGGCATGGGGTCTCCTTAGTAACTTTCCGGGTCATACTCGCTATCGGCGTTGTCTAGTATGGCATTTTTTGTTTTTTCCCAGGAGATGGCGGTATTAAGAGCCTTGCAGCGCATGTCGAAGGGCTGGTCCACGCTGTCCTCAAGGAGCTTCTTGAGCGCGGACTCAATATCCTTGTTCGGGTCGTATTTCTTCGCCGTCACTGGCCGACTCCGTTCTCATCGACGCTCCCCGGCTGCGCGAGTGCACCCGCCGCGGCCGCCTTCTTGCCGCCGATCGGCGTGTAAGGGCCGCCCTTCTTAAGCGCACGGTTTTGCAGCGCCTTCAATACCGGCTGCGAATACATCGCGGGTCCGCCCATCACGGCCGCCGCGCCTAGCGGGTGGTGTGCGGCAATCCCCGCGCCGCCCAAGATGGCCTCCATGGTGGCGATGCGTCCGGCGCTTCCGGAGTCAGGCTCGGTGTTGCCGATGACCTTCTCGACCGCCTCGGCGCCCTTCTCACCGTGTGCGGTACCGCTCGCAAAGCGCTGCTTGTCCTTAGACTTATCGCGCGCGCGGATGGCTTGGAGTTTTTGCGCCGGGGTGTAGGTGCCGCTTTGCTTGGTCGAGTAGAGGGAGGCTTTCGAGGAGGTTTTGAACTTGGCATAGCCCTTGTCGATGCCGTCGAGTTCGCCCGCGAGTTTCGGGTTTTCGCGCTTGAGCATCGCTTTCATATCCGCGCTCACCTGCTTCAAAATCTCCGCGACGCTGCGCTCCTGGTAGCCGCCGCTCTTCAATTTGTCGGCCTCAGTGCGAAGTGTCTCCTGAATTTCTTTGATCTTCGCGCCGGGAGCAAGACCAGTCTTTTGGTCGAACTTCGCGATCACCTTGTTATCGATGATGTTCTTGACCACCTTGGCGTAAGCAGGCTCTAAGCCCTTCGCTGCGGTCTGCTTGGTGAGGTCGAGAAAGCGGCGAAAGGTGACCCCTGATGGGTCGGCAGAATTCAAGTTCCCGCCCATGTTGGTGAGCACCCGATCGTACGCCTTGCCCATCTCCGCTTCCGTGTGCGCGATGGCATCTCGCCCCGTGCGATTCGCGGGGATCTCTTTGCCGCCCGCATCCTTGATCGCCTCATTCAACTCGGCGCGATTCCACTGCTCGGTGGTCTTGCCGCGCGCCCGCTTGATGGCATCTCCTAGGAGCGGAATCGAGGTTGCGCGCTGCTCCAAGGCACTCGCAATCTTTCCGCCGCGCATGCCGGGCGTGGTGACAACGCCCTTGCTCGCAAGGTCTCGAATGGTGGGCGACACGGGTTTTTGCAACGCCTTGACAGCCGGGCCGACGACATCTCCCAGCACACCCGCTGCCTTGCCCGCCGCGCCACCGATCATGCCCTGACCGATGCCGCTGCCAACCTGTTGAGGCGTGACGCTGGGCAAGCCCTGCACTGCGCCCGTAATAGAGTCAATTGGGTGCTGCAAAAAACCACCGATGCGACCGGCCGCGGCGCTCGCCGCATCAATCGGGTGCTGCACCACGTTCGCGATGCCCTCGGCTCCAGATACAACGCCGCTCGGGATCGCGCCCACCATGTTCATCGCGTCCTGCACGGGCCCGTGCTCGCTCGCGTCCGCCGCGGCGTTGGCTTGGCCGATCGCGTCCGGTTTGGTCACCGCTGGCCTGCTCACACCTGATATATCAGAGACGTTTTTGTTTTGGGGGGTGGCAGCATATTTCGACCACGGCCCATCGGCCGCTGCGGCTTGGTACTTGAGCCACGGCAGTTCATCCGCCACCGACGCGCTCCCAGGATGAGGCTTGCGCGGGGTCGCCGCCCTTGAACTTGTAGCCGCCCTCCACCGTGCCTATCGCCGGGCCAGATCCAGTACCCTCACCAGTCGCTGTTCCGGGAATGGCCGAGCCCGACACTTCTCCGATCGTTCGGTCGGCCGCCGATCGCGCGCCAGACGCCTCCTCCTTCACCGCTTTGACCAAGGTGCGAACGTTCTCATCGGACAGTTTGGCATCGAACAGTTTATGGATGTGCTCGCGCTTGTCCTTGTCAGTGCCGCCGCGCGCCGCCAACTGGTCATAGGCGTTGTTGAGCGCTTGGAGTTTCGTCCTCAAGGTAAGAAGTTGCGGGTTGTTGATCTCGGTCTCTCCCGCCTGTATCAGCCCATTGAGCGTCATCGATTGTCCGCGAGGCAAGTTCTTCGACGCCGCGAGCACCTGATCCCCGAAACTATCGAGTTCGTTCGCCGCGAGCGACACCTTGCCGATCTGAGTGCCCGCGGTGCGCGCGCCGGCAGTCTCGGCGGTGAGTTTGAGTTTCCCGGACACGATATCATCCGCGATCTGATCCGCGCTCTTGCCGGGGTTTTTCTCATACAGCCCGTCGATCGTCGCCTTGATCTGAGACTGAGCGCGCAGCCCGGCGGGCAGATTCACGTTCCGAGTCGCCATCGCCGCGAGAAGGTCTTTCTGCTCGGGTGTGTATTGGCCTTTGCCAGAATCCGCCAGGCGTTTTTGGATCTCCGAGTCGATATTCCTGCTTTGGATGCTCAATTGCTCGCGCTTCTCATCCATCCCATAGATCTGCTTGCGCACTTCGGCAATGTCCTTGGAACGGGCGCGGGCAAGGAGCGCCTGATCGTCCCACTTCGCGGCCTTCGTTTGCAGCTCGGCCAAGATCCCGTTGATGGAGAGCTTCTTGTTGTTGAGCGTGTCGATGTAATCCTCTTGCTGCTCCTTGTGCTTGTCAACCGCCTTGGTGAAGTCCGCCTGGTATTTTTTCCACTCCTCGTCCGCCTTTTGTTGGTTGCCCTCCATGTAGCCCTTGAGCGCGCCATTGAGCGAGTGCGAAACACCGAACCAGTTGCCGCGCGAGACCGAGCCCGCAATGAGCGCCATCGCCACTAAAGCGCCGCTGAATTTTTGGTACTCAGCGGCGTCCACCAAGGGCTTATTGGGCGCCTGAGGGAGATCGGCCGGCCCTGGTGGTTTAACTGATTCTGCGTCGTGGTAAGCGTGCTGTAGCGCCTCCTGGGTCGGCGCCAGGTCCGCCTGCTTCGCCGCGAGCGTCGCGCCCTCGTCCCCGCCCGGCATGCCAGCCACCTGCTTGACCAGGGCGGCGCGGTCAGCACCCAACTGATCGCCGGGTACGCTCACGGGCCGCCTGGGATGCCGGTGCTACCGGGGATGCGCATTGAGCCGCCGGATTGCAGTAGGAGCGCCATCTCGGCGGTCTGCGCGGCGAGTGCCTGCGCCTCCTCGCTTTGCTGGAGCTGCGTGTTGCCAATGCTGGTAAGCACCTGATCGCCGCCCGAAAGCTCCGAGAGCGCGTTCGAGACGTTTTGCTGCTGCGCCTGCGCGTAGAGGTTTTGCCGCTGCACGTTGGCGTTTTGCGTCATCTGCGCGATTTGCTGCTGCACGATGCCTGAATTCTGGTTGCCCTCACCGCTCGAGGCGGCCGCCTGCATGATCGCCTCGGTTTGCTGCTGGATCTGCTGGTTGATCGTGGCGTCGATGCTCGCCTTTTGGCTGCCCCATTCAGGTGTCGCGGTACCGCCCGATTGCACTACCGAGGTCGCGCCCTTGACGGCCTGTTGCGCCGCTGCTGAGGCGGTCGCGTCCGCGCCGGGCAGTTTTGGCGTGGTCAAGGCATTCTTGAGCGAGAGACCTAGGAGGCCCGCAGTCGCGGCGTTTTTAGGGTTCGAGAGCCAAGAGCCGATGCCGCCGCCTTGCCCCGCACCCGGCGCCGGGGCGTTCGGGTCGATGCCGGTGTCCGAGGGGTTCACTGCCGCATTCGATAGGTCAAAGTCCCCGCCCGCGCCGCCCGGGTCGTTCAAGCCCCCGGTGGGGTCTATCCCGAGGGCCTGCATGGTCGAGGGGTCCAAGCTCTGCAAGGACGGGGCGGTGTCGTCCGCCGACAGAAATTGGGTCGGCGTGGTGCTCGCCAAAGAACCTGAGAAATCCGCGGGCTGAGCGCTTGCCCCCGGCACGCCAGAACCTCCCGCGCCCGGCGCGCCCGCCGCCACCGCAGAGGGCAGCACCATGCCGCCCAAGGCGTCGGGCAGGCTCGAGGTTCCGGCCGCGGCCGGTCCTGCGGCTTGGCCGAGTACCGTCTGTTCGGGGAGCATGGCCCCAGCGCCCGCGTCACCGACGGCTCCCGGGATGGCGCCACCGCTCCCTAGCGCTGCGGTGTCCGCCCCCGCGCCGCCCAACGCACTGTCTGCCCCTAGCGCTGCGGTTCCGGTGTCGGCGAGTGCTCCGGTGCCGGCGCCTGTGAAGCCCACATCACCTAACGTGCCAACGCCTGCGTCCGCGATCCCGGTGTCCGCGATGCCGCCCAGCGCCGCCGACGTGCCCGCATCCGCCGCCAAGGCTCCCGCACCGATATCGGCCCCCGCATCGGCCGCGAGCGCGCCAGCTCCGACATCCGCAGCAGCGACCCCGGCGCCTGCGTCCGCAGCGGCTCCCACGCCCGCATCGAGGGCGGCTGAGTCCCCGACCGCATCGACAATCGCGCCGATAATGTCGGTTATCGGACACTCGAAAAAATGCAGCCGTATCACAACTTTTTCTCCATCACGATCTCATCGTCGACGTAGCCACGCGACTTCAAGATCATGTAAAAGCGGCTCCCCGTGCGCACAAACCAGCCCATGTAGCGCACGCCCTTGGCCCGTAAGTGCGCCTCGGCGGCATCCAGCAAGCGAAAGGCGGTGCGCCCCAAGCCTGCCTCGTCCTTTACATAGATCATGTCCCCATGGCCCGTGTGCACGGTCTGGTGATGGAGCGAGAAGTTGTCGAAGAAAATCGCGTAGCCGACGAGCGCGCCGTCGCGCCTCGCCGTGATGCAGGTGACCATGTCCATCTCATCGAGCTTTTTGTACTTCTTGAACGCCGGATCGATTTCAAGCTCACTGATGTAACTCTCGGTGCGCACCCAGTTATCCCGCAGGAGCGGGAGTAATTCCTGGCACAGCGCGTCCGAGTAGCGCTCGCGCTGAATGCTGATCATGGGTTTTAATTGCGCGCTCACATCAACCCCAACTGCTGGTACTCGTAATCGTGCATTTCCTGGTGCGCTTGCATCCAATCGTAGAACTGATCGGCTTGGGCGAAATCCACCACCGACAAATCCGGCGCGACCGCCCCTTGGCCGGCCAAGAGACTATACGACGCATTGTGAATGGCCGCATGCACGTTCAGCCAATCTTGAAGCGAGGCGGGCTGTTTGACGCCCCTTTGCCCCTGCGCGCCCTGTTGCATGGCCTGCACCCAAGCATCCTCGGCCAATTGGCTGTCGAGCCCGAAGGTCGAGAAGGGTACGTTGTACTTGGCACTCAACGCGTTCGCGGTCTCCAAGTGCACGAAGCGGTGCACGAGCAGGAAATTGCGCAAGCCCTGCGTATCGTTAAAGCCGGTGGTCGCGGACAAGTCGATGTTCATGCGAGTTTATCCCGGGGGCCTGAGGAGCCACGTAGCGCCAACATGTCAATTTGCGACATGTCGGTCGAGCCCGTGACGGTGAGCCCCAAGTACTGGGTGCCGCCGTTGTTCACGGAGGACACGTTGAAGTGGTACCCAGAGGTCACGCTCATCAGCGGGTTCAGAGTCGCCGGAGTCGTCGCGTTCGCGGTCTCCGTGTCGATGTAGAGCGCAACGCCCGAAGGCGTGAGGCCCGTCCACACCCCGGCGACCGCCGCGTTCAGGGACTGTTTGTCGTGCGTGGGCGCCCCGCCGTCCCAGAGTTTGGTTTTCAAAAGCCAGGCCGCAAGCGCTGCAGCGGAGTCCATCATCCGGTAGAGCGAGTTCCCGGCCCAAGCGTACATCGTCGCGACGCCGCCGACCGAAATAGACACCATCGACTGATAGGGACCCGACGTCAACCCCGAGTACACCCACCAGCGGCCGCGAAAGTAGAGCGCGAAAATGCCGCGCGTCGCCCCGTAGCCCGTGACGGTGTCGGTGAAGGAGAAAAGCATCGCGGCGCACAGCTCCCCTTGCACCAGCACCTGCCCGCCCCAGGCAAGAGGCATGGAGAAGCCCGGGTTCACGGCGACAATGTTCTGAATGAGCCCCGAGACCTTGTCGGAAATTTTCTCAGGCGTCGCACCCGCGAGCAGATAGAACCCGGAGGCGTGATAGAAAACGATTGCGCGGTAGTAGGCGAAAATCGAGGTCGGAGTCGAGGTGCCGACGCTCGCAGTGACGTTGATGCGCGAGAAGAAGGTCACGCCGGCCGACACCGTGACGTTCGACAAGGCATCGATCGAGGTGTCGCCGAAAATATACAGGTAATTGTTCGCCGCGTAGAGTGCCGTGATGTTGTTGTGCAGGTAGGAATCGGGGATGAAAAATGAGCCCCCGACGCCGCCAAAGGAGTAGTAGGAATTGATGTCGGTGAAGTACACCGTGCGCGAGAGCCCAATCCACACCCGCCCCGAATAGACCGCAATCGAAGTGCCGCCGATCACCCCCGAGGAGGCGGCTATCCAGGTGTCAACCACGCTTGAGCCGGTCTGGTCCTGAACTGCGGTGTCGGTGCCGTAGCCCGTGCCCCGGGTGAGCACCGCCATCGAAATCGCTTGAATGTGGTCGGTGAAAGTCGCGCCGGTGCCCGCGCCTGTGGTGGTGATGGTCGAGCCGGTCGGCCCGGTGGCGACGAAGGTGCTTGTGGTCGGACCCGGGTAGGAGCCCCCGGCAGCCAACGTGATACCGGTTACCGGGCCGGTCGCGCCGCCCCCGGAGATCGAGGCGACGATGATCTGTGCCGGGGTCACCGGCGAGCCGTCGCTCAAAAAGATCGAGTCCCCGACCGCGTAGCCTGACCCGGCGTTCACCAGGGTGACATTGACCACCTGGTAGCTCGCCTGGAAGGTCGCCCCGGTGCCCAAGGGCGCGAGCGTGACGATGCGAAGGCTCGTGCCCCCCGCCACTTGCGCGGCGCTGCCCTCCAGAGTCACGTTCGCGATGGCCTTGTTTTGGGGGGTGAGCGTGTTCGGGGCCGTTAAATTCCAGTCCCAATAGCCCGTCGGGTCGATGATTAGAAGCCCTTGGTTCGAGTATTGCGCGGCCGCCGTGAGCCCGGAGGTAAGCCCCGAGATGATTTTCGTCACCGCGAAGCTCGAGAGGTTCACCACGTAACCATTACCCGAAAACGCCCACACCGAGAACTCGTAATCGGTCCCGAGCACGTTGAAGTTCTGCACATAGGAGGGGGCGCCGGTCTCCGCCGAAACGGTGGCGAGGGCGGCTGACGGGGCCTTGACCGGCACGCACTTGCCCGGGGCGATCGGAATCGCGTTCTCGCACCAGTAAAACTCATTGTCGTTGATGGCCTCGCGCGCGGCCAAGTTGTTCATGCCCTCAAACTCACGCAGGATCCACTCCGGGTTCGCCCCGCCGACGTTCGCGGTTTTAGGTGGCATAGATCGAGCCTATGCGGCGGGTGTAGGAGGCGCAGACCTCGAGCAGGCGCGTCGCATACTGGCGGCGAAACCCTTCAGCCTCGCCGAAGTTCTGGGCGTTGTTTTTGGCAAGGTAGGCGGCAAAGAACTTGATCGGATCCTGATTGCGAAGCGGAATGGCGTCCTGGGTGGTCGTATCCCCGGTGACGAAGGGCGTCGGCAAAATCACCGAGTCGAGCTCGAGCCCGTATGTTTGGTCCGGGGTGACGCCGATGAAAAGGCTCTGTTCGCCATAGAACGCCATCGCGTCGGGCCGTCGCTGGTAGGTCGCCGCCGTGTAGAGCCGGTAGCGCGCCGAGAAGAGGCTAAAAGGGTACCAGTCCAAGGAGTAACGCTGCGTGCCCCAAAGCACGTGCACGCCCAAGATGTCGAAGGTCGAGATGTTGATCACGCCGACCTGCACGCTCGCGCCCGCCCCGGTCGAATCCGTGACCGTGGCGGTGGGGGCACTCGTGTAGCCGCTGCCGTAACTCGTGAAGACAATCGTGTTGAGCGCACCACCGCTTTGAGTCACGACAGCGGCGGCACCAGTGCCCCCGCCCCCAGAAAAGGCTACCGTGGGAGCGGAATAACCGGACCCCGGGGTAAGAATGCTTGCGCCCGCCACCGCGCCAAATTGGTACTGCTCCACGCCTTGGGAGAGATAGGACTGCTGAAGCGTGCGAAGGCAGCCCGAGTCCATGACGAGTTGCTTGCGCGCCTCGTTGATGTAGCCATCGATCTGCGCGATGGACCAGCGGTTATTGTTCGGGTCGTGGAGGGCGTCGAGCACCTGATATTCATAGGTGCCGGGTGTCGTTGAGGGGCCAAGGGTGGTCACGGCTCACGCGCGAGCGCTTCACGCCGCGACGGGTTTCTCAAGCGCGCGCGCGAGCGAGGACTCCGACACCATCACCGCTTTGTCAAACACGAACCGACCGAGCCGCTGGGCGCCTTGCGGGTTCTCGGCCCAGTTCTTGGTTTTGGGGTCATAGATCGTCGCCCAGCCCAACCTCACGAGAGTGTCGGTCTTGTCAACCAAATTAAACCCTAACATGTGGATTGCGGCTTCGACGGGAACCAAAACCCGTTCGCCCGGCGGAAAGACGAAAGCCTCCCCGTTGTAGCCATCCTCGTGCACATCCTCGTTCGTGTTGGTCACGAACACTTGATCCATACCCATAGCTCAACCTTTCTGGGTGTGTAAAAAAATCAGAAGCTGATGAACTTCACCACATCGGACGCGCCGCCGAACACCGGGGTTTGCACCGCCACCGTGCCCACCGTGCCCGCCGCCAACTGCGTGCCCAGCGCGATCGTGGCGGCTGCCTGGATGTTGACGCCCCCGAAGTTGTTGCCCGAGAGCGTGGTGACGCCGGTCGTCGCCGCTACGACTAAGGGCGGGAAAATCGGGTTCGAGATCCTCTGCGTGAAGGAGACCGACGTGTTCGCGGCCGGGGTGGCGACCGTGACGCCGCCTTGCCACACCGCGTAAGCGCCGGTGTAGGTGACGCCGGGCGTGGTGTTGGTGATCGAGGTCACCGTCCAGTTCATGATCGCAGTCGCCGTGGGCGCGGGGTTTGAGGTGCCGCCGTAGGTAAAAGTCGGCACGGCGGTCAACGCAGTGCCGTAGTAGGCCGGCCACATGGCAAGGACCGACCCAGAACCGGTGCCCGCGCCCAAGCCGGCGGTGCCGGTGGCGCCGAAGAGCCACCCCAACACCGCGCCGCCGCCGGTGACATCGCCCGGTTGCGGGACCGCGACAATGCCGGGCAGGCCCATCAGGCCCGCGCCCTGGTCAATGACGGTGATCGCGTTGATGATGCCGCCCGAGATCGTGCACACCGCGGTCGGCAAGATATAGGGCTGCTGGCCTTGGTTCGCCGGGGGCGAGAACACGAGGATCGGGGGTTTGGTCCAAAGCGTGCCGCCGGAAGCGGTGATTCCGCCAGCGGCCGATCCTTGCCCGAAGCCGCCCAAGGACTGGCCGGCGCCGCTGTTCGCGCTCGCGAAGTTGCCGTTGAACACCGTGCCGGAGAAACTGATGGTCGAGTTGATAGCCCCGCCGACAATCGCGTTCCAAAGCCCGCCGCCCGCCGACGGGGTGATGGTGAAAATCGCGTTGCCGGTCGCGACGATGCCGGACTGAATGGTGATCGCGGCGCCCAAGGCGGTCGCCGGCTGAGTCGAGTCGCCCGGGCCTTGCGCGTAGCCGTAGAAGCCGTTCGTGCCGCCGGAGCCCGCGTTCGTGATGACCGCTCCCACGGGGCAGCCGGTTGAGTTGACCACGCGGTAGTTGGTGCCGTCGGATGAAATCGTCGTCTGCGCGTAGATCGAGACCTGCACGCACTGCCAATTGTTGGTGCCCTGATCGTATTGCTGAAGGTTCGTGTACTGACCCAACTGCAGGAGGAACTGACCGCTGAGCGGGTTATTCGTGCCGATCTGCGGCAAGAGTACCCCACCAAAAGCGCCCACTACCCCTTGGCCTGCGGGCACCATCCAGTAAGAGCCCGCCGGCATCCCGACGTTCATCATCGGGGGGACGTTTGCGCCGCCGGAGATTTTATTGAAACCCATCTGACTTTACTCCTGAACGTGCTCTTTAAATTGCCACGAACGTGAACCCCGTGACCACGGTGCACACCTTCGGTTTCGCGAGCACCAACTCCAACAAGGATAGCACCGCGCCGATGAAGCCGATTTGGTTGTTCGAGAGCGTCGACTCAAAGCCGGTGAAGGCAAAGGCCGCGCGCTCGTGGATGTAGAACGCGAGATACCCCGTGTTCAACAAATAGAGCGTGCCCTCAGGCACGTACGGGTCCATATAGATCGGCACCCCGGAGACCATGCAGGCGCGGAACGCCGAGCGCGCGCCCCAGGGCTCATCATCGAACCCCTTCTCAGGGGTCACCACATAGGATTCGTTCGGGATGTAGTCGTTTTGCAGCGTTTGCCAGGTCGCCGGTCCCATGATGCCGAAGGTGGGCAGCTCGCCGCCGTACTTGAAGGTGCCGGTGATGTACTGCGCCACGAGCGCACGCGTCGGGTTCGTCGAGCCCGCCGCATAGCGCTTAGCCTTCAACCACGGGTTGGTGGTGCGCGACTGGTTGCCGTAAAGAGTCGAGTTCGTACCATCATCGACCGCCGCCGGGAGCCCGATCACCTGCGTCTGGTTCGACACGTTGTTAAGGAGCGCGGTTGCGACCCCATCGCAGTAGACGTTGCCCGCATCGTTCATGCGCGCGGCCAGGAGCGGAATGATTTCGTGCGCGTCCTGAATCAAGCCCTCGAACCCAAGGTACGGGATCGGGATCACCGCGCCTTTTAAATTGAATTCGAGGTTCGTCACCGCCGCCTGTACCGCCGGCTGGTTGAACGAGCCGTCGTAGCCGACCCACTGCAAGTTCACGAACTGCGACCCTTGCGCCGGGATCGTCACCGAGGAGACGCCGCCCGAGGCGGGCTGAGAGTTCGCAATGAGCGCGGCGGTTAAGGGGCTCGTGTTGTACAACTGTACAACTAACTTTTTCACGAATCCGCGGCGCACTACATACTGTAGCTCACCTCCCAAAGATCCAACGCCGCCGGCGGGGACAATTCCTGTGCCTAAAATCGGCATGAGCGCAAACTCCTACTGTGGTCCCGTAAAAGCGCCGCTCAAACGCTCACGAGACGTTGAAAATTCTAATTCGCCCGCGCGGGGCCGACTCCTGCAACTTTGCCTGACATGATCTCACCCATCGCATTGTACGCCTCATCCATCGCGATCTTGTTGAGCTTCGCGGGGCTGCCGATACCGCCCGCCCACACTTCCTTCTCCGGCATCTGAAAGGTGGGCCTCTGATACGAAGCGGGTGTCGGGAGCGCGCTCTGCCGGCTCGCGGCGAACACTTGCGCCGCCCCTCGGTAGGTCGGGATCGGATCCTCGGCGCGTACCATCAGCTTCTCGACCTCCAAGAGGTCATCATCGGTTAAGTTGAAGTCGCGCTTGACCGCGAGTTTCTGCTTCTCCAACCGGTCACGTACATCGCGCTCCAGAATTTTCTGCTCGAGCGCCAAGCGCGCCTCGCGCTCGGTCTTGATCTCCTCGCGCACCGAGTCCTTCGCATCGATCTCGGGGATGGAGAGGTTCGGCTGCACTTTCTTGATGAGCCGCTGCAGCGATTCGCGCGTCTCGGGGTTCGAGGTGAGCGAGCGCAGGAGCGTGTGGGAAGACTCGGTCGCTTTCGCGTGCGCGAGTAGCTGCTCAATCGGCAGATCTTCCAAGGTCGGCATCAGCTACGTCCGCCATTGGGCTTGGAGATCTTCAACGGGTTGTGCTGCGCGACGCGAGCGGGCTTGTCGAGGCCGCCGTGTTCCGCGTACCGGGGCTGGTTGATGATCTGGCCGTTATCCTTCTGCGGATCCGTCGGGCGGCGAAGTCCGGCGCTTGAGGGTTCTAGGAATCGCTCCGGCATACAGTGTCCTTTAAGCGGCTTGCGCCGGTTGTGGTTTTGCCGCCTGCATCTGTTTCATAATAGCTTGTTGAACCTGGGTTCCGCCGCCCGCTTGTGGGAGTTGCTTGACCATTTGCATGACTTCGGCTGGCACAAGGTCCGAAGTATCACGCTTCGCGACCAAACTGCCAAGAGATTTCAGCGCGGCCAGGATTTTCGCGCCCTCGGGGGATTCGCTACCGAACTTCGGCAGCGCCTCCTCGAGCATGTTCATTGCGATATGGACGTTGGTCTGGGCGGCGGCTTTCAGGCCGCGCTTATCTTGCGGCTTTGACATGGGACCTGCGGCCGGAGACTGTGCCGGAGGAGCGCCACCCGCGCCCTCAGGGCCGGCCGGTGGGGTCGCGCCAACGCCGGTGGGCGCGGCGCCACTTCCAGCGCCAGCCATCATTTTCTGCATCACTTCGGGCGGCACGGCCATCAGACCCGCCTCGGAGTCGGGCGAGAGGAGGGCGCGCGGCCATAGCGACGCATATCAAACACGTCGCGGGGTGCGGCCCCGGCGGTACGCGCCGCCCGCGCCGCGGCGACCCGCGGGGACTACTTGAGGTTCGTTTTTCATGGCGGTCAAACGGGAGGAGGCTCAAACTCCCGTTATTTCCTTACCGCTTGTGACGACGATGCCGACGAGCCATGGTGCATTCTCCTATTTCAGAAGGGCCACTAATCGAGGGAGCAGCCAACCCTTTTCTCAACCGTTCCGGGCGCCCGCACCGCGCGAGGACTTCGCGCGCGAGTGCGCCGGTCGATGCATGCGGATACCGAATCGGCCCGACGGCGGCGCGTTGAAGTTGCGCTTGTACGCGTGGCCGGGCTGATGGCCGCCGGATGCTTTGCTCGCGCGGTCAATCTTCACTTTTTCTTGCCTCCTGCCTTCGGCGCAATGCCTGCCTGAAGTTCCAACTGCTTCGCTTTCAATTCCTGTTCCTCGATGACTTTAAGCTTTTCTTTCAAAACCTGCAAATTGGAGGGGTGGAACATCTCAAGATAGGTCTCCCGATCGATCGCGTGCGCTTCGAGCAAGGTCACCGCGTCATGCTTTTCGTCCTCGATAAAGATCGGCGAGGCGGAGTGCCCGTCGACCTGTACCTCGTAATCGCGCGTGAACTGCTCGGCAATGAAGGTGCGCGGCGTCTTCTCTGCGGGGACCGAGTATTGAAAGCGCTGGTCGGAATGATCCTGCACCTGGCGCAGAATATTGCCCGCCGCGTCCTCTAAGGATTCCTCGATCGCGAGCGCTCGCTCACGCGGGCGGGCGGAGCCCAACCTCGCCATCAAGTCCGCCTGACCCTTCGAGCGCACGCCGGGTTCACCCTTGCCTTGCAGCACGTGGCCCAAACCCGCCTGATCGTCGAACATGGCATCGATTTGCGAAATTTCCGCAAACACATCGGAGGGCATCTGCGGTTCGTGCACTTGAATTTTGGCGCTCGGGGTGGGCATCGAGAGCCG